ATCCCGGACTGGCTCACGTCGGCTACGGCCTCGTGGGTCGGTACGGGGCCAAGCTCGATCTCGTCGACAGCGGGCATATCCCGACGCCGCCGGACTGGGATCTGAACGACCGCCTGAGGAAGATCTGGCGAGACTTGGCCACGGTATGCCGTGACGTCCGTCCGACACTGATGGGCGTCGAGAACCAAGCCCCAGCTTCCATCGGTGCCCGCATGCAGGGCCTCAAGGCAGCGGCCAAGGGCGAGAAGGCCGGCGGCTTCTCCGCCAACAACGACCCCGTGTTTGAGGTCGTTGGGATCGCGAAAGCCGTGGCCTTCTCGTACGGCATCCCGGTGCTCCTGTACTCGCCCCAGCAGGCCAAGATCGCGGTGTGCGGACCGGGCAGCGGGCGAGCGACGAAGCAGCAGGTCATGCAAGCGTGCCGGGTCTACTTCCCCGGCATCGAGCGCGACGGCCACCGTCTCGGCGAGCACGAAGCCGACGCGATCGCCGGGGCCATCTACGTCGAGCGGGTGACGCTGTTGCAGAGCAGGAGGGCGGGATGAGAACGTTCGCATCCGGCAGCCTTTGGCGATCGCTGGGCCAGTTCGTGCTGCTGAAGCGTTTTGCGCAACGCGACGCCGAGAACTTCATCCTGGGCTTTCGGCCTCCGCGACGTTTCTGGGAGTGCATGGTCAACGGCATCGCCGAGAACTGCGAGCAGTGCGGACGTATCATCGAGCCGGGCGCCGAGCGCTACCAGGATTGGGTCAGCGGGCACCTGCGCCGCCACGTCGAGTGTCACCAGCGCGCGGAGGCTAATGATCCGGCGGCGTAGCGACACCGAGCGCGCCATCGCCCTGCTCCGCCGGCTCGACGCGCCGCGGAAGCGTGGGGCGAGGAAGAGGCGTGAAGGCTACGTCTGGCCGAGCCGGGCTGAGATCGAGAACGAGTTTAGGGCTGCAAGGAGATTGGGACGATGACAGACGTTTACCGAGATACCGATGAGCGCTACCAACGCGACCCCGCGTTCTATTCAGCGGTCCGCACCATGGAGGCCATCGCGCGCGAGCACGGCTTCACGCCTGGCGAGCTGAAGCAGATCGCGTTCAAAGCGGCGCTGAATCTCGAGGAGAAACGCGACTGGCAGATCCATACTGTGATTAGCAACCGTCTCTGTGATCGGTGCCATCGCCCTGACGATCCGCTCGGGTGTAGGGTGATCCAGGAACGTCGTTTCTGTAGTCGACATTGCTACGTTGAGGCGGGAGGCGGGCCGTGATTTGTCCCCGCTGCCACCCCAACTGCAACGGCATCGAGCACGACGCCTGCCAGGCCTCCACGGTGACCATCGTCCGCACGACGCCGGGCACGCTCGACAAGATCCACTTCTGGGACGAGCACGGCAACGAGCACCACCACAACCCGAACGTCATCGTCACAGAGTACGTGTGCTCGCACGGTCACCGGTTTGCCGAGCGGTCCAGCTGGCAGTGCTCAGTCTGCGGCTACATGGCTTGCCCGCAGGAGTTCGTGACGCCGACGGAGCCGGAGCCGGAAGCGCCGAAGCGGCGCGCGGTGAGCAGGACGCCGGGCGTGCCAGCGGAGATTCTGAAGAAGCGCGAGAAGGCGCGGAAGGGTAAGCGATGAAGACCATCACCGTTCGAGATCTGCCAGCAGAGATTCCTCCCCTCACTCCGCCCAACATGCTCACCCGCTACGACAAGTTCTGGGCCGGCGGGCGCGAGTTCAACCGTGAGGCACCTGGCTCGCTGGTGTGGAAGACGGCGGAGGGCTGGCGCTTCTGGCTTGGCGAGGAGGTGAAGCCGGGCGTTTGGACGATGGGTTGTGATGCTGGCTCGGGTGAGCTGTTCGCATTCGGAATTTATGACGAGCCGGCGGAGGTGGTCGCGGCGTTTGAGAGGATGGTGGGCTGATGGCTGACCACGTGATCGATATGTCGAGTTACCCGATCAGGCCTACGGAACCGCTCAGCTACACCGAGTTTCACCGACGCCTTGAGGCAGCCAACGCCGAGGTGCGCAGCCAGAAGGTGCTGCTCAAGAAGGACGGATCGGAGCCGACGGAGCAGGAATTCGCGAAGTGGCGGCTCGTGCTCAACAAGCATGGCATCTTCGAGTTCGATCTCAGGTGGGATGCGGCGACGCGGACCTTTCTCATGGTGCCGGTGTGAGCATCACCAGGACTGAAACCAAGTACGAGGCGACGCGCACCGAGACGGTCATCACGTGCGATCTGTGCCAAGCCACGGCGAAGGATGGTGCGTGGAACGGCGGGTACGGCAGCGACTACCAGCACGACGAGGTGACGATCGAGTGCGGGCACCACGAGCACTATCCGGGCAGCGGCAGCTACGAGAAGGTCATCTACGACTGCTGCCCGAAGTGCTTCACTGAGAAGGTGGCACCGGCGCTTGAGGCACTGGGGCTGAAGCCGCGGAAGGACGAGCTCGACTTCTGATGAAAAAAGGCCGCTTCCAAGCCAAGGACATCGACGACGTGTTCTTTCTGCGATGTGTCGATTGGTGCTCGATGCACCCGGAGCCGCCAAACATTCTGCACGGCGGCAAGAAGCCTAGCCACTACCCGCTCGATCAGCTCCCGCACTGGGTGTTCATGTGGAATCTGGAGGCGATGATGCCGATGTTTCCCGAGGAGGTGATTCTCTCGAAGGCACGTCGACTAGAAGCCCGCGGCCTGATCAAGGGTTGCACTTGCGGATGCCGTGGTGACTTTGAGTTGACAGAAGAGGGGCGAGCAACCATCCGAGCCGCCGGCTTCGAGTTGCACCAAGACGGACCGGCCGCTGCTGAGCGCCTGGGCCTTGAGCGCCAACTGGCGTCGGTCGACTGGACCACGGCCCGCTACGAGGTGATCGGGCTCGATGGGACGACGCTGAAAGGAAGGCTGATCGCTCAGACGCGAAAGCCCTAGCCGCATCGCTGCAACCAGGGCTCCGGGAGACGCCAGCCTCACCGGAACCATGAACGACCGGACAGGCGCCGGTCAAGGGAGCAGCGATGGAAGCGACGACGACCAGCACGACTCCAAGCGTCAACGACACGGGCATACATCACCAGCACCAGCGCGGCGCGCTCGACCGCGAGCTGTTCTGTCCGCGGTTGCAGCGTCTCCTAATGGGGGCAGCGTCGGAGCTCGGGCAGGCAGGCAACTTCGCGCAGGTGGTAGCCAGCATCGAACGCGGCGGCGCGAGCGGCGGTGGTGAGGATCCCAACCTCCGAATGCTCCGTAGGCTAGGCGCCACCGACACACGCGGGATCGATGGACGTGTTGGCCAAATCCGTGAGCTTGAGCTGCGCTGGCGCGTTTTGGACCGCAAACACCAGGCAACCGCGCTGGCGGAGTACCTCGGCACTTCCCACGCTGATCCGACCATCCGTGCCCACTTCGGGGAGGGGCAAGGCGGGCTGGCCGGCGTAGTGCTCCACAAGTGGCGGCAGAGGCAGGCCAAGGGGCGCGAACGCGATGCTGGGGCGGACGGAATTAAGCTAAAGGCTGCGCTCGATCCCGTCAGGGCTGAGTTGGCCGAAATCGAAGATGAGCTGAGGAAGCTCCGGAAGCTGAGTCGCGCCGCAGCGCCTATCCCTCATCTGAACCGGCCAACGGAGCGCCAAGCTGTCAAAATGGTCGGCATCTTCGAGGACTGGCAAGCAGCGCACGCTGACCGCATGCGGTCTTGGCAGAGAACGGTCGAGGCGCACCGAGCCGTCGCCCGGTTCCTGGCGGGGTTACGAAGCGGCGACATCGACCGAAAGATTGCGGGCCTGGTTGCTCGCTCCAGGCCACTCCGAGACCAACAGGCGGCGCTTTGCGCCCAGCAGGCCACCCTGGCTGCCGCCGGTGACACCGTGGACGACGAGATCGCGCTCGTGAAGCTGTGCCGCGGCGGGCTCACGCGCGAGGGCAAGGAGGCCATGCTGGCCGCCGCCACGGCCGACGTCCGGGCGCTGCACCGGGCCTGGTACGCGACGGCCAGGCAACCGTCCCCGGCGCGCGCCAGGGACCTACAAGCGTTCAAGGAGGAGCTTTGGGGCTCACGCTGATCCGCGGGACGGAGCTGGCACAGCGCCAGATCTACCGGGCTGTCTACCAGATGGCCGAGGCCACAAAGGGGCGGTCGCGATCCAAACACCTGGCTGGGATGCTCGTGGCAGGAGATTGGGGCGACGTGCCGGACGGATTCCTGACCGTGACCGACGAGCCAGAGTGCGAACTGCTGCCGGATATCCCCTACTACGGCCATATCCTGCGGCAGGCCGTTGACTGGGAAAGCTTGGTCGAACGGCACCGAGGACGATGTCTCTACTGCGGGCGAGACGACCGACCCCTCACGATCGACCACATCCACCCGCAGGCGTTGGGTGGTGGCCATGCGGTCGAAAACCTGGCTCCGGCGTGCAAACCCTGCAATTCGAGCAAGGGAGCGCAATTGCTACCCGCCTGGCTCGCGCGGCGTCCAGACCTCTCACGAGGCGGCATTCGTCGCCGATGGCGCCTCGCTGACCGGGGACCGTTCCCCACATGACCCGTCTTCGACGAGTGATACCGCTCGCGGATGCCGCCGAGATGGTTGGGGTGCCGACCAAGACCCTGTTGCGGCGGCTGCAGAAGCTCGCTCACCAGTGTGGGATCCGCGTTCTGGTTCGCTTCGGTGACTCGAGAAACTCCCCCTACCACGTGACACTACCGGGCCTGCGCGCCGCGCTCCCGCACATCTTCGGCGACCGCGAGCCCGATCAGTTGGACTTCGAAGAGCTACGAGAAGAGGTCGGGCTTTTGAGGCAGCGACAGGACTTGTTAGCGAAACGGTTTCGCGAGCTTACGACCAAGCGCCCAAGGCGGCGCCGTCAGAAAGTCGTCGGACAAAGTGGCCCCCAGTTGGACAAATCTCGCCCCCAGCCCGCCTAGGGTAAAAGGCACGCGACGCGGGCGCGCTTTCTTTCAGCACGAGAGAGCGACGAAGCCCCCTCGGCCAACCCCCGACGAGCCCTCACACGGCGGCCGGTGGGAACGACGAGCCCGGGCGAGCCTGGACGGTCGCCACCCGACGACCTGACGGCTCTCCAGGCAGCTCGGTCACCGGGACCAAGCGCAACGGCGCGACAGGACGCACCGGGGCCCAGCGGCTGAAGTCCTCCCAGTCGGGAGGCGCAGTGCGCGGGGTTTCGAGTGCGGGGTCCATGGCACGGCGGACAGAATAGCAAACGGCGGGCCAGTTGACTGCCACGAAGAAGATTCAGCCCGACAAGTGGAGCGCCACTCGGCGCGAGAAGGCGGCAGAAATCATCGTGGAGGCCGCCACGCTCGGCGACCCGGCGACAATCAAGAAGCACGGGATCGACGAGCGGACGTTGTTCCGGTACCGCGAGGCGCTCCCCTGGTCACCGGTTTTGTCGGCACTTGTCGCTGAGAAAAGGTCGAAGGTAGAGGCCGGCTGGGCCGACGAGATCCCGGGGGCGATGCGCGAGGCGATCGCCTTTCTCCGGCGCGCGGCCACCGATGGCGACCACAAGGACGCGGCGATGGTCCACAGCGTGGCCGGCGCCTTCAAGCTCCTGAGCGAGCAAGCCGCGACCTGGAAGGTCTTGGATGCTCGACTCGCTCGACAGAATCGACCGCTTCAACCGGAAGCTGGATCGGCTACTGCCGCCCCAAGCCCCGCTCCCGGAAGGACCCTTGGCCTGGTCGCAGGCAACGGTTCTCACTGAATACGCGAACCACCCGGCGGAATTCTTCGCCGACATCCTCCACACCAAGCTCTGGACGAAGCAGCTCGACGTCGCGAAAGCGGTGCTCGAGAGCCGGCGCACGGCGGTTCGCAGTGGCCACAAGATCGGCAAGAGCAAGCTCGCTGCCGGCCTGGGTTGCTGGTGGACCTGCACCCGTGGGTCAGCGCGCGGCATGCTCACGGCGCCGACGTCGCGCCAGATCAAGAAGGCCGTTTGGTACGAGGTCCGGCGCTACTGGCAGAACTCGCCAGAGCTACGCCGGCTGATGCCCGAGCCGGCCATCGCTCCCGACACGGGATGTAGGTGGTACGACGGCCGCGAGCTCTTCGGCTTCTCGGCGACCCACGCCGACGACGTGTCAGGCCCCGGCGGCCCCGAGGTGCTCGTCATCATCGACGAGGGCCCGGGCGTCCTTCGAGAGGTCTGGGAAGCCCTGCAAGGCATCCGGGCCGGTGGCGGCAAGGTGCTGGCGCTCGGCAACCCCACACAAACTTCAGGCTGGTTCTTCGACGCCTTCAACGGGCGCCGCAAGGGCTGGGCCCACTTCGACATCGCGAGCACCGAGACCCCGAATTACATCGAGGGTCGACAAGTCATCCCGGGTCTGGCCGACCGTGACTTCGTCCAAGAGGTGATCGACGACTACGGGATCGAGTCCCCGCAGTACGCGGTCCGTGTCGCCGGCAAGTTCCCGTCGACGGTCGCCAACGCGGTGATCGGGCTCGGGCTCGTTGAGGGCGCGCTCGCTCGTTGGCACGACGAAGAGATCACGGACGCCTGCGCGGTCGTGGACTTCGGGGTCGACGTGGCGCGCTTCGGCGACGACGACTCGGCGGTGACGGGGCGGCGCGGTCTCCGGACCTACACCCCCGCCTACTTCGAGAAAGAGCACGGCATCAAAGCCGTCGTGAACGGCTACGACGCCGTGAAGCTCGGTGCGCTGGTGTGCAGCTGCGTCGGTGTGCTGGCCAACCCCGGCGAGCGCATCCGCATCAAGGTCGACGTGACCGGCGGCTTCGGCGAGCCGCTCTGCGCGGAGCTCGAGCGGCTCCGCCAAACCAAGGGCGACGACGGCCAAACGCTGCTCCCTGAGCACGTCGAGATCCTGCGGATCAACTTCGCGGGCAGCTCGAGCGACTCGAGCAAATACCCCGTCCTTCGTGACGAGCTGTGGTTCAACGGCCGCAAGTCGCTCAAGGACTGCGCGCTCTATCCGGACCCCAAGGCCGAGAGCGAGCTCATCGCGCCGACCTACGAGCTGGACGCTCAAGGGCGGAACAAGGTCGAAAAGAAGCGCGACACCAAGAAGCGCCTCGGGCGGTCACCGGACCGCGCTGACTCTGTGCTGCTCGCCCAGTACGAGCCGCCCTTCGTTGCGGTCGACGACTCCTGGGTTGAATCCGCCACCTCACTGACACGCTGGGAGCCCGAACAACGCGGCTACGGCTGACGAAAGAACCATCACATGGCAGCTACCCCCAAAGGCCAAGTCAACTACGGCGGAACGGTCGAGCGCGACATCAGCGCGCGCTTCGGCGGCGTCTTCGCGACAACCGCAGCCCTCAAAGCGTTGCCGGCCAAGGCTCGCGCCAACGGAATGCTCGTGGTCGTCGAGCCCGCTTCGCTGTGGGTCTTCGACGCCGACAGTGCGGCCGGCGCGTCCGCGACCGTCCTCGTCCCCGACGCTGGCGCTGGTCGCTGGGTCGCAGCTGTTATCCCCGTCTGAGCTAGCCCATGGCCCGCGGTTTCGGCAACAACTACTACTCGCGAGCAGTCGCGGTCACCCCGAGTGACGCGACCGATCTCACGGGGTGCAAGGCCATCTATGTGGGCGGTGCCGGGAACCTCGCGCTGCGCATGGTGAATGGCGGGGCGACGCTGACTTTCACGGCGCCCACGCAAGGCCGAGTCATCGACGTGCCACCCATCGATCGAATCATGGCGGCGACCACGGCCACGCTGCTCATCGCCTACTTCTGATCCTGACGACTCATGCCCGCCAAGGCGAAGGCGCAACCCTCCGCCAAGCCGCGGACCGTCTCGATGCAAGTCGAGGCCGTGGTGGGCCCGCTCCGGCTGTCGGAGTCATTCGGGCGCATCGGCGGCAACCTCACACCTGCAGCCGTAACGGCGATCCTGGCCGAGGCCGATGGTGGGGCGCCGGCCCGAATGGTTGACCTCGTCCACGAGGCTCGCCAGAAGGACGGCCACCTTCAGAGCGTGCTCGAGACCCGCGAGCTCGCCATGCAGGCGCTCGAGTGGGACATCGTCGCGCCGGGCGAGAAGCCCAAGAAGAAAGACAAGACGGTCGCGAAGTTCTGCAAGGACTGGATCCTTGCGATGCGCGGCTTCCCGCAGCTGCTCGCTCACCTGTCCGGTGAGTCGCTGCTGTTCGGGCACGCGACTAGCGAGATCATGTGGCGCAAGCAAGGCGCCGCGATCGTCCCCAGCCACACCGAGCAGATCAGCTGCCGGCGCTTTCGCTTCACGGAGTCGGAGGGTCGGCTCGTCTTTCTCGAGCGCCCAACGGCGCAGACCGGCATCGACCTCCTCGAGGCGTACCCGGGCAAATTCATTCAAATACGTCGCCGCGTAAACGGTGACGTGCCAGTCCGCGAAGGTCTGGCGCGCTCGCTGCTCTGGGCCGCCCTGTTCCGGAACTGGGGTGTAGCCGACTGGCTCCAGCTCGCCGAGATGGCGTGGAAGCCGTGGCGCACCGCGAAGTTCGATAAGAACAAGCTCGGGGCAAACGTCTCAACCGAGGTCGCCGCAATGAAGCGGATCCTCGAGGCGATGACCCGCAACGGGCTCGCCATCTTCCCTGACGCCTGGGAAGTTGACGTCAATTGGCCCGAGTTCGCGGGCGGCGCCAACGGGAGCAACCACTCCGAGCTCGTGGCCTTCATGGGTCGCGAGATGTCCAAGGCGGTGCTCGGTGGCACTGACGCCATCGAGGCGGAGAAGAACGGTAGCCGCGCTGCCTCCGAAGTCCGGAACGAGATCCGGCGCGACCGTCGCGACGCTGATGCCATGGCGCTCGGCGCCGAGCTGAAACGCTGCCTGCTCGAGCCCATGGTGCGAATGAACTTCGGCGAGACGGCGACCGTCCCCGACTTCTTCTTCCTCACCGAAGACCCCGAAGACCTCGAGAAGTTCTCGAAGTCGATGGTCAACCTCCGCAAGGCTGGCCTCAAGATCCCGAGCTCGCACGTCTACGGCAAGGCCGGAATTCCGGAGCCCAAGGCGGACGACGAGCTCCTCGGTGACGGGAAGCCGCTAGCTGAGTCCGGCGCTGGAAAGAAGCCCGATGGCGACGAAGAAGACGCCGACGACGAAGCCGACGCGGACGAAGACAAGCCCGCCGAGTGACGCGAAGGACGAATGGCAAAGCCGCAACAGCAAGACCCGGCCACGAGCTGGGACGGTGTCCTACGGCGATCGCTCGATTGTTCCGTCAAAGCTTTCGACGAAGAGGGACGCTGGGTTGACGTCATCGCATCGACCGACACCCTCGACGGGCACGGCGACATCGTCGAGCAAAGCTTCGACCTCAAGCGCTACAAGAAAAACCCGGTAGTCCTTTTCCTCCACAACCAATTTGGCTTCCTCGACGGCGCTCGCCCTGAGGACTTCCTGCCGATTGGTCGCGGAGAAAACGTCAAGGTGGCCGGCGGCCAGCTCGAGGCCCGCATTCACTTTGCGAGCGAGAAGGCGAGCCCGCTTGCCGAGCGAATCTTCCACCAATTCAAGGAAGGTTCGCTCAACGCCGTCTCCATCGGGTTCAAGCCCGGCAAGGTGACGCGCACCGAGAACGCCGACACCGGCAAGGTCACGTATCGGCTCGCCAACAACGAGCTGTTCGAGATCAGCGTCGTTCCGATCCCCAGCAACCCCGACGCGGTCGCGAAAGCGCTCCACGCCGCGGAGCGTGAACAACTCAGCCGCATGGCGGCCAAAACTGCCGCGCCGAGCGGCGCCCCACGTGAGAAAAACATGAACGAAGAACTGCAGAAGGCGCTCGAGGCAAAGGCCGTCGCCGAGCAGAAGGCGAAAGACGCCGAAGCTCGCGCGGGTACCGCCGAAGCGAAGATCAAGACCCTCGAGACGGAGCTCTCTACGGAGCGCGACGCTCACACCAAGCTGAAGGCCGAAGTGGAGCCGCTCAAGAAGAGCGCCGCGGATGCCCAGCACAAGCTGATCGCCGTCGAAGTCGACGCGCTGGTCGGCAAGAAGATTCAGCCGACGCAGCGCGAGGAGTTCATCGAGCTCCGCGCCGCTTACGGCGAGAAGAAGTTCGCGGCGTTCGTCGAAAAGATGAGCGACCTCCCGACGCTCAAGACCATCGTCAAGGGCGAAGAAGACACCGAAAACCACGCCAAGACCGGCGGGACGCCCAAGAAAATCGCGGCGCGTCTGGAAAAGGTGGGTAGCTAGTCATGGCTGCACGAGCACAAGAGGTTCTTCAGTACGCGACGATTCGCCCGTTCACGGTGGCGAGCGGTCAAGCGGCAACCGCCGGTTTCGCGGTCAAGCACTCGGGCGCTGACGACGCGGTGCAGAACATGGCGGCCGTTAGCGACAACTGCATCGGCATCTCGCTCGACACGGGAGCAGCTTTGGCCTCGGTCCGGGTCGCGATGTTCGGCAACGGCATTGCAAAGTGCAAGGTCGGCACCGGCGGCGCCACTCGCGGGGCTCCCGCCAAGTACGCGGCCAACGGCCTCACCGATGCCACGGTCGGCGGCGCCACCACCAAGCTAGTCGTCCTTGGTCAGTTCACGCAGACCGGTGTCGTGGGTGACATGGTCGGCATCAACCTCGGCGGCTTCAGCTTCACCGTGGGCTCCTAAGCCTCGGCCTAAGGAAAGAACCAGCCATGAATATGATTCTCAGGGCCGACTCCAGCGCCCCGATCGCTCGCACAGAACGCGGGCTCAAGTACGACCAGGTGCTGCGCGCCATCAAGGCGATCGGCTCCTCGCGGGACGAGGGCGAGCGCGCGGAGTGGAAGGCCATGAACGAGGAAGTCCTCGGCCTCAAGGCTGCCTCGGGCGCGATCCTCCACAACTACGTGATCGACACGATGTCGGTCGCGTACCAGAACGACGCCTACATCGGCGAGCGGCTCATGCCGACCGTCAACCTGAACGGGCGCCTGGCCGCGAGCTACTACACGTACACCAAGCGAGACTCGCTGGCGTACCCGGACGACTCGATGGCCGAGCGTGCGAACGCCAACGAGCTGAGCCGCACGAAGAGCTTGGTCAACGTCTCGCTGACGCCTCGCGCGCTCCGTGAGTACGTGGACGAGCTCACGCTGAACAACCCAGAGCAGCCTCTCAACGAGCTGATCGAGGCTTCGGCGAACGCGCTCGAGGGCCTGGCGTTCTTGAAAGAGAAGCGCATCGCGGCCGTCATCGGCGCGTCGGCCAACTACGGCTCCAACACCACGGCGATCGCAGCGGCCAACCGCTGGGACGTCGGCGGGGATCCGGTGGCCGACATCATCGCCATGATGCCCGGCATCTGGAGCGGTCGCGGCCCGACCAAGCTGGTGGCCTTCACCTCGCTTGCGGTTTGGAACGTGCTCCGTCAGCACCCGCGGATCCTGGACCTGTTCAAGGCTCACCAAGCGGGCCTGGCGATGCCGCAGATGCTGGCCAATTGGTTCGGCGTCGACGAGTTGCTCATCGGCTCGGCGTGGCAGGACACGGCCAACGAGGGCCAAACGGCCTCTTATGGCCGCATCTGGCCCGACGTCTTCGGCGTCGTCCGCGTCGCCCAGAACCCGGGCTCACGCTCGGCTAGCTGGGGGGTCACGTTCCAGGATCGCGCCAACGCTGAGGTCGACACGACCTACTCGAGCGAGCGCGGCACGGACGGCGGCTGGTACGCCCGCGCCAAGGTGTCGGACTCGTCCGTCATCGTGGCCGCGGATACGGGCTGGCTCCTCACCACGCCCATCGGCTGAATTCTTGCTTGGCTGGGTTCGGGATCGCTTGAACCCGCCAAGCAAAGGAGCATCACATGTCCAACAAGTCATCTACCGCGACCGAACCGAACAAACCAGGCCTGCCCGAGTCTCCTGAGCGCGGCATCGGCGAGACCACGACGGCCACGCCGGCCGTCGCCGGCACGGGTCCTCAAGGCGCGTTCGTCGAAGAGGCCAAGCGGGCCGAGGGCGCTCCCAAAAAGAGCACCGCGAAGCCTGGCAGCAAAGAAGACGAGAAGGAACGCGGCGTCGGCATCGCTTGGTTCCGCGTCAAGGGCCCCGGCTCCGTGAAAGTCAACGGTGCCTGGTACCCCGCCGGCGCCGAGCTCCAGATCACTCGCACCGAAGCCCTCAGCGTCGACGAGTACCTCGAAGAGATCGATTCCCCCTCCTGATCGTCACCCATGTCAAACCCGCTCGACCTGATTCTGCACGCCACGGCGGCGGAGACGGCGAGCGGGGTGACGGCTGCGACGGACATCGGCCCCCGCAACGCGCTCCGGCTCACGCTCGAGGCCTCGGCCTTCGTGGGCGCGGGCGCGAAGCTGACGGTCGAGGTCGAGACGTCGCCGAACGGCACGAGCGGCTGGAAGCGCGTCGGTGCGCTGCCGGCACTCACCGTTGAGACAACCGTCGAGGAGACGTTCGGCTCCGTCCTTCGCTACGTCCGCTTCCGCTGGGCGCTCGATGGCACGACGCCGAGCGTAGCCTTTGGGCTGACCGGCTCCGCCCACGTCACCTACGCGAACCTGCGGGACATTGACCGCCTCGGCATGGCTAAGGCCGCTCTGGCCGCTGTCCCCGTCTCCGACAAGGTCGAGGCGCTCATCGCTGCGTCCGACACCTCGGACCGATACCTTTGCCGGGAGTTCACGCTCCCGCTCGTGAAATGGCCGAGCGACCTCCGACGATTCGTCGTCCACATCGCGGTCTACGACCTAATGTGTGTGCGCGGCTTCCAGCCTGAGGGCGCTGATGCCCTGATCGTGAAGCGCTACGACGACGCCATCGCGCAGCTCCGCGAGATCGGCGACGGCAAAGCGTGCATGCCGGGCATCGAAGACTCCGACGACGGCGACAGCAGCTCGAGCTCCGACGGCGACTACGACGTGGCGGAGCTTTCTCCGGGCGTCTTCTTCGGCGCCTACCCGTTCGGCGAGGAAGTCGACCTTACGGGGCTCGACACCTAGCCCCCGCCGCTGGAGCAGCTACCCTTCAAGGGTGTTCTCCCAGTCAACGGTCCTCCTCGCCACGTGCGCCCGATGCGGTGCCCAGCGAGACGTGCCGGCCGCTGACCACGCGCGCTGGCCCGCCGCTGACCCGGCTGGGGCCGTGACCGTTCAGGCCGACCTGGCCTGCTTCTGCGGTTCCAGGCGCATCAAGCTCACCGTCAAGATCAAGTAGCCGACCATGAAGGGATCGCTCACCGGAGACTTCGCGGCTCTGGAGCGGTTCGGCAAGAAGGTCGGCGACCTCGGCGGATCCCGCGCGCTGACCGCGCTCAACAAGGCGCTCGGCGCCGAGGCCATCATTCAGGCCCGAGACGGTTTCCGCGAGGAGCGCGACCCGTACGGGAAGAAGTGGGCCAAGAAAGTCTTCCCGGACGGAAACAAGATCCTCCGGAAGTCCGGCAAGCTCTACGCGGGCTGGTACCTGAGCAGCGTGGGCCCCGGCGGCTACACGCTGAGCAACCGCGAGCCGCACGCCAAGTTCACCCAGGGCACCGGCATCTTCGGCCCGAGCAAGTCCCGCATCTACCCGAAGAACGGTCGCGCGCTCCGCATACCCGGCCCCGTCAACCGCGGCGCCGGCGGCAGGTTCACGAGTGGCGCGCAGTTCTTCGCCAGCGTGAAGGGCTCGCCGCAACGCCTGATGGTTCCGGTGGTCGGAAGGCCTTCGCCCATCTGGATGCGTGGCCTCAAGCAGGCCGCAACCAAGTTTCTGGTCGACCGGTTTCGAAAGTAACTAGGCGACGTGACGCCAAGTCTTGCGCTGCACGATCAATCGAATGGCGGTCTCGGTGACAGAGAGCCGCCGAGCGATAGACGCGATTGTTTCGCCATTGGCGTGCGCGACGCGCACGCCTGGAACTTCAGACTCGTGCAGTTTGGCCCGAGCGTGGCCAGAGCCGATCATGATCGGCGGGCGAGACTGACGGTTCTTGCTCCACATGTCCGCCGAGTTATCAGCACGACTACCTTCGAACAGATGCGAGATTCTGACGCAAGACGGGTTGTCGCAGGCGTGCAGTAGGCAATCGACTGGCATGGTTCCGAACTCCAAGAACCAAGCTGCTCGGTGCGCCAGCTCGGCTGAATTCGGAAGGTGTGAAAGCCCAAAGCTTCCGTATCCGAGGCGATCTCGTGAGCCAGTCCAGACGGCGCAAGGTCCCAGTTCCGGACGATGCGTGGGGACAGGGCCGCTCTCGTTGACGTGACGAGCGAACCGTTCTCGCGGAGAAACACGCCTACAACTGCACTTGTGCGAGCAGAACTTCTTCGGTTGGGACGGCCAGACTTCGAAACCTGAACCGCACGTCTCGCACTTGCGTATGATCTTGCCACTCATGGGAATCAACCTTCCTGTGGGTCAAGACCCGGGCAGTTAGCGCTGCGCCGGGTCACTCTGTTGGAGCACGAAACTTAGCATGTTTGTGCTGCAACAGATCGTCTCTGACATCTACGACGCTTACGAAGCGTTACCAGGTGGCAGGACACCGATACCGCGGGATGAAAACGGCCTGCCGGCTTTCGGAAATCTGGAAGTCGCAAAGAATGCTGGCCCTGGAAAAGTCGTATGGCTTCACCAGGGAGGGAATTTTGGTTCTCCGTTGTTGGCGGGAACTGAAGAGAGCCCCGCCAAAGACGCAGCCCTAGCGCGATTCCTAGTGTGGATGTGGACCAGTTCCCTCGAAGAGGGCTGGAATCTCCTTGTCGACATCATCGCGGCAATCAAGAGGACGCCTTACGGGAGGTCCCTGGGGTTGCAGAGCTACACGGTTCCCACGGAAGTGGAGGGCCGCCACATGCAGCACGGCGAGCTCTACGTCCTCGATGTCATTCTGAACGTCCCCATTCCTTCTGAGGGCTCCGTCCCTCTCACACTCGCCACCATCGAGACCCACCAGTCGACGGTCACCGAAGACAACGGCGTCGCAGACGAAGACGGCAACTTCGAAGCATTTGAAACGGTCATCGTGACCGGTCCGCCAGCACCCTAGCGAGAAGCAAAACAGATCATGTCGAAAGACTTCCCCAAAGTGGCGGAGGGCGGCACCACTGCGCCCGCAGACAAGCCCGAACGGGTGGGCCCGGTAGCGGGCCACGTCGACCCGGAGCCGTCAACCAAGGCGGTCGAGGCGCCGAAAGACCTCGCATCGCCCGAAGAACACGCCAAAGCGCTCGGCGGCGTGAAGACGGTCACGCGCACTGCCGTCATTGGCAACCAGCCCGCCAGCTTCGAGCTCTATCACCAGTTCCACGCTGGCGCCGAAGCCCTGCATGGCTGGCGCGAACACGCGCACCACGCCGGTGAGCCGATCAAGCTGAGCGCAGACGACTACAAGTCCGCGCTCAAAGCCGCGTCGGAACCGGTGACGCGCGTCATCGACAAGGACGGCAAGCCCACCGGCGAGCCCGTCGATTCACTCGAGATGGCCAACAAGGGCATCCCGACCATCACCGATTACGAGCCGCACGCGCCGGCTCTGTCGCCTCACAAGGGCAAGGGGCTGTAAGCCATGGTGTATCCTGCTGGCCAAACGCTCGTCGTCCGCGACGGCGGCATCGGTCTCTCCGGACTCGGCACGATCTTTCCGGTCGTGATCGGCGTCACCTCGAGCGGCACGACTTCGACGCTGTACTTCTCGACCAACCAAAACAGCCTCAAAGACACGCTCGGCCAAGGGCCAGCGGTCGAGCTCGCGTTGCCGATGATCACGGAGCGCGGCGGCGTGCTCGTGCTCAAGACGCCAGCCAGCACGGCCGGCGCGGCCGGCGCCGTGACGAAGACGGCGGTGTCCACGAGCACCGGCACGATCACGCTCGCGGGAGCTGCCTACGACGCCTACCAGCTCCGCATCCGCATCAAGCTGACGGGCGCGCTCGGCGTGGGCCGTTTCGACTACTCGCTCGACCAGCTCGCTGACTCGCCCACCTACAGCGAAGAGCTAACGATCCCGAGCGGCGGCACGTACGCCATCCCGGGCACCAACATCACGGCGACCTTCGTCCCCGGCGGCGGCCCCATCATCTTCGAAGCCGGCGACTACCACGTCGCCGCTTGCACGGCGCCCCAGTACACGACCGCGGATCTCTCCACGGCGTGGACCGCGATGCTGGCGGCGCTCGGTCAGTACGTCGTCGAAGAGACCTACTTCACCGGGCGCAGCGCTTCGGCAGCTGCCGCGGCGACCATGGCGGCGACCGTCGCGACCCTCATGTCGAGCCTCGAGGCGCGGAAGCGCTGGGCGCGCGCCATGATGGACTGCGGCAACGACACGAGCGCCAACGTCATCACCTCGGTCGTTCCGTTCGCGAACAATCGCGTAGCTGTCTGCTTTGGGCAGGCCGACGTCCCGACGCTGAATCCACGAGCGGGCTGGGGCGTGCCCCGCGTCTCTGCCGCGCACGTGCTCTCTGAACGCGCCGCCGGCGCCGACCTGTCGGAGAACCTCGGGCGCGTCGCTTCCGGCTCGCTCCGGGTGCTCAAGATCACAGCTGACGAGGGCTCGAGCCAGGCGTTTATCGAGTCCCACAAGATCAACACGCTCCGCACCTACGACGGCGAAGCCGGTATCTACGCGACGAACGGCTACCTGAAGAGCGCGGCCGGCTCCGACTTCCTTTACTGGGACTGGGGCCGCGTCATCGACCGGATCTGCCGGGTCATCTACTCGGCGCAGCAGCAGTGGCTGCTCAAGAAAGTGCGCGTCCTTCCGGACGGAACGGGCCGCATCGACCCGCGCGACGCCGCCCGAATCGAGACCATGGTTCGCAGTGCGCTGAGGGACGAGATCCTCTCCCCCATCAACGCCGAAGGGCAACCCGGGCACGTCTCGGCGCTCGAGTACGTCGTCGACCTCAACAACAACATCCTCACCACGCGACAGCTCAAGAGCGTGTGTCGCGCCGTTCCTCTCCCGCCGATCGAGTCGATCGCTACTGAGATCGGCCTCACCAGCAGCATCGGGGTAGCGGCCTAATGGCAACCGCACTTGTTCGCCAGGTACCGACTGACTTCGCGTCGATCGAAACCGAGGTCGTCCTCAACGGCAACCAGAACAACGTCAGCCTCGGCCTTGTCAGCGGGCTCGATGAGTTCGACTACACGGCCAAGGCCAACCGCACCGAGATGTACGGCTCAGGCCGCCTTCCGATGTCGGAGCCGACCGAAGGCGACGCCGAGTTCGAGGGCTCGATCACGGTACTGCGCTTCTGGTTCGACTGGCTCGTCGAGCAGGCGCGTGAAGCCGGCGTCGGGCTCTTCGACCTCACACTTACCATCGCCTTCTCGTACTACGGCACCGACCCCGCCACGGGCGACAAGGTGCTGCACGTCGACACGCTCAAGGGCGTGAAGCTGAACGAGATCGGTAACTCTGGTTCGCGCGGATCCGACCCCAACATGGTCAGCATGCCGCTGCGCGTCGGGAACATCTACTACGACGGAGTGGACGTTTACGGCAACACGCTCTAGCGGCCACGCGCCGCAGACATAGGCGCCCAATTCCGGGCGTCTCGCAACGTAATGGGAGAAGCACGTGAGCGAGAACGAAACCGCGGACGCGGAAGCGCGTCCTTTGAGTGAGCAGACGGCCGCAGAGGCCTTCGAGTGCAGCAAAGACCTGATCGAGAAGCTGCGCGAAAAGCACGGCGAGATCGAAGTCGTATTTCAGCGCGGCTGCGGGATCATCGTGGTTGCGACGCCGGCCAAGAAGGACTTCAGGGTTTTTCAGGACGCGATCAATAACGAAAAGGTGAGCAGGAACATCGCCGGTGAGAACCTGGCGCTGGCATCAGCCGTCTACCCCGATCGCGAGACACTCAAGCAGTACTTCGACAAGAAACCCGGCCTTCCCACGAAGGTAGCAAATCTCGCGCAGCTGCTATCTGGCGCTGATGCGGACGTGTTGGGAAAAGACTGAAACGCGCGCGCAGCGACCACTTGATGGCCGCTCGCGCGCTTTTCGCATTTCAGGTCGGCGAGCGCGAAGACGATGAACCTATCGAGCCATCCGAGAACGCCCTGCTTGGGGCTCTGCTCGTCGCCGAAGCGCGCGCCGTTGCTCTCAACTTCCAGCAAAACTTCGTCCAGTTCGCGGAGGCCTGGGCAAAGCTGCAAAAGCAGCGCGGTAGGCGCCCGCGGCGTCGGTGAGGTGAACCGTGGCTGCTGACGGCGGAGTGAGCTTCAAAGCCTCACTCATCAACGACATCAGCGGCCCATCGCGCAAAGCGAAGCGCGACCTCGACGACCTCAAGAAGTC